CTGTCGCATCCGAAGCGCCAAAGTCTGAGCCATGGAAGTCCGGCAGTGTTGTCCGGAATCCATTCCCTGGGCCAAAGGCTGAGGCTGATTACAAAGCATACGCATTCGGCCAGTGGGTGCGTGGTACGGTCCTCGGAAATGCTAAGGCTGCACAATGGTGCAACGAGCATGGCGTCAAGTCGCAGACCGAAGGTGACAACGGCGCTGGTGGATACACTGTCCCTGAGATCGTTTCGTCCAGCCTGATCTGGCTCCGCAACGAGTACGGAATCGCACGTCGGTATTCGCGCATTTACCCGATGACGTCTGACATCCTCAACGTGCCAAACGCCTCCACTTCGACCACGACTTATTATCCTGGTGAAGCGACAGCGATCACTGCGTCGGACATCACCTTCACACAGGTCGCACTGACCGCGAAGAAACTCGCGATCCTGACCATCGTGTCCAAGGAACTGAACGAAGACACAGTCATCGACTTCGGCGCAACATTGGCGCAGGACTTTGCATACGGTCTCGCACTCGCTGAGGATGCAGCTGCATTCCAGGGCGATGGCACCTCGACCTATGGTTCCATCACTGGAATCATGCCACGCATCAAAGCGCTGTCCGGAACATTCTCGAGCATTGCATCGATGGTCGTTGGTGCTGCTGGTAGTAACAGTGCACTTTCGAGCTTTACTCTGGCGAACTTCCAGAGCATGGTCGCGAAGCTTCAGCCATATGCCACGCAACCACGCTGGTACATGCACAAGCAGGTGTTCTACAACGGCGTCGCAGACAAGTTGATTGCACTCTCCGGAAACAGCATCATGGACATCCAGAATGCTTACGGTCCTGAACCAACACTGTTCGGTATCCCGATCTCGTTCGTTCAGAACATGCCATCGGCACCTGCTGCAAACCGTGACATGGTCGTCCTCGGAGACCTCTCCAAGGGTGTCGCGTTCGGCGATCGTCGTGGCGTGAGCGTCGAGGTCTCTGACCAGGTTAAGTTCATTGAGGATGCGCTAACCTTCAAGGCAACCGAGCGGTATGCTTTCAACTGCTTCGATGTCGGAAACGTCACCGCAACAGTGGCCGATCAGGTTCCTGGTTCCATCATCGTTCTTCAGTGTGCTGCCAGCTAGTCTGTAGCACCTTCGCAGTCAAGGGGAGCGGGATACCATTCCCGTTCCCTTTTTGTTTTTAGGATGTAAACCATGCCACTCACTAGGACTCAAGCACTCGACCGTCTCGCGTGGATGGTCGCATCAGATCAGTATCCGTTCCTCGATTCGACCGCACTACAGCAGCTCGTGGACGATCACGCTCGCTGGACTGTCTGGTCCGCATCCACAGCCTTCGTCGTCGGCGACATCATCATCCCAACCGTGGCAAATGGTCGACTCTACCAGTGCGTCATCGCAGGGACATCGAGCGCCACCGAACCGCAGTTCCCGCAGTGGACCATGACAACCGGCTACAGCGTCAATGATGGCAGTGGTGACCTCTTGTGGCAGGACATCGGTCCCGCCAACAATGAACGCTATGACATCCGCACAGCTGCGCGACAGGGCTGGATTCGCAAAGCATCGAGCATCACGCACCTCATCGATGTGAAGGACGGCCAGGTCGATGCAAAGATGGCCGTGCTGCGTGAGCATTGTCTCGACCAGGCGAAGCGCTTCTCACCGATGGTGTTCGTATGATTCCAGCAGCGTACAGCACAGCGCTCAAGAACGCGATTCAAGCATACTCCTACGCTGATCGTGTCGCGATCTGGCGAACCGTCAATCAATCTGATGGCATCGGTGGCGTGTCACAGCACTGGATACAGGTCGCTGAGATCCGTGGCACTATCAGTAACACCGGCGATACCGAAGGCGTGGTCGGTGGCATGATCGAGCAGTCTGGCACATGGACGCTCACGTGTTCACCAGACATCGAGGTCAAGGCCGATGACAGGATATACACCAGCGGGAATCCGCAGAACCTGGCGCCATACTACGAGTGCATCGGCAGTGACTATGGCCACACGAATGCAGTCAGTCAAACCATCGGACTTCGCGCCAGGACAAACGGCTAACTGTATCTACTGCGTGGTGCAAGCTTCGAGTCCATCGCACCATGATATGAGTGAAGTTATTGATGGGGTGTATGTATGAGTCCTGAGATGTGGGTCCAAATTGGAATACAGGCGTTTATTACGACAGTGTCAATCGGTGCCGCTTGGGTGGCATTGCAGGTCAGGTTGACGCGTCTGGAGACTCAGGTGGCACACATCATCTCGACGCTCGATGGCCAGCAACAGGAAGTGCGCCGCATCGAACAGCGACTCGGTAAACTCGAAAACAAGGTCAGCGCTTTGGAGGCGATCATACAAAGATGAACAGCATTTCAATCAAACGTTTAGTGGTTGTTGTGATCGTGGCTTTTACAGCTGCCTTCACCTCGGTATTTGGCGATGGAATCCGCACATCCGAAGCACACGACCTCAGCGAGCTCGGCGCAGTGCTGGCACTCTACGGCAGCAAGGCGGTAGCGGCAGGAGTCTCCGCTGCGGTGAGTTCTGTGCTGGCGTTCCTCACGATGCCGTTCAAGGGTACGAATGCGAACAGTTTGAAGGTAGGCAAATGAACATCCAGAACTATCGAATCGAGCCGAATCCTAATGTCCCCGGTGACTGGATTGTCTTTGGTGATATCTACGATGAAAACAATATCCTGATAGGCACATTTGGACCTGATGGCACTAGTGTTTTTGCTTGGTGGCCACTTCAGTCAGTAGACTTTCAGACCGCTTATGTTTCACAATTTACTAGCGTGATGGCTAGACAAATTGCATATGGAGACTCAGTCTAATGGCAACATACTATGTTCGTCCAGATGGTAATAACTCAAATAGTGGACTGGGGTCAGGGACTGGTAGTGCTTGGCAAACACTTGCGAAAGCATTAGGAGCAAGTGGCATAGGTTCAGGGGACACTCTGTATATTGCCCCGGGGACATACACTGAAGCTGTAACTATTGGTGGCACATATACTGCACCTACCTACGTATATGGTGACCCGTTATGCCAGCAATTTACAGGTATTAGTGCTGGATCAGTAAGGCATAGTTCGGCTACATCTACTGGTAACGATAGAACAATTAATAGTATTTTGTTGTCTGGCTCGGGTAAATCAAATCTAAATTTCAGAAACATCCACTGGTTATCATGCAATGGTTACAACCAAGTCAGTTTGCTTCTTGGGCAAAATAATACATTTACAAAATGCGTATTTGAGCAGGTATTTCATGCAGCACCCGTAAATTGTGTTATTACTGGCCCATCGTCTTTAGCAATAAATGCAGTTTTTGATAGTTGTATTTTCCTAACAGCTGCTGGCGGGAACGGGTCTATTACGCTTACTGGCAGTAATGTAGCAGACACCACTGCGATAAAAAACTGCCTATTTATAGGCACTAATACTTTTCACTGTGTATTGTTAATTAGTACTCAGTGTGAAATTACAAATTGCAATTTCAACGGTTTTAATATTGGAGTCGGTGTAGCCACTGGTTCTGCAACATTTGTATCATCAATAAGAAACTGTGTTTTTAGTAGAGTATCGTCTGCCGTTACATCAGTAACTTTAGGATGGGCAACAGCCACATATAACAGATTGTGTTTGTCAACACTTAGTAACGTACCAACATCCGTAACTAATGTAACAGAGGGAATATCTGGAGTTGACACAGGTTATTCTTTACTAACTGGTTTGCAAAACTTGCAATTTTTTAGTAGTTATTTTGGAAGTCCTAATACATCCGCAGGTATTGCGACAAATGCACCTAGCACAGATATGTATGGTGTGACGTGGACTGGGACTAGCCCAGATACTGGCTCAGCTACGTACCGAAGTCTGTCTTCAGTTGGTTCGTACAACCCAACCGAACGCAATGCCTCGACCATTACAATCGCTCCGGGAAGCACCTCCCAAAGCATCGAACTGTACCTCGGTGTTACAGGTCTAACAGCCTCCACAAGCGGTCTCACAGCCCGATACAACCGCACGAGGACTGCATCTGTAAGCATTCCTCTAGTAGCCCGTACAATCGCTCAGGCGTGGACATCTGGTGGCTTTGCGGAGATAGACGCAACCAACATGCCGGGCGTGTACAGACTTGACCTGCCTGATGCTGCATTGGCGGCTGGTGCTGACGATGTCACTGTAGTGGTCAGAGGTGCAAGCGGTACTAACGGTGCGGTGATGACGGTGAAACTGTCATCTGGTGGCTTGACATCAGCGCAGACGGCATCTGCTGTATGGGATGCTTTGACGGATGACTATACGACGCATGCCACGTATGGCTGGAATGTTCTTCGTGCAGATGCTCCGTCGAAGGAAGGTCTGGTCACATTGCATCAATCTGGTGGCATCAGCCGAGTGGATGCTGATGTTCACGCGATTGTCAACGATACGGACGCCGCCACGGAGCTGAAGGGCGCTCTACTTCACAATGGCACGGACTACATCTCCGCTGATCTGTTGACGCCAGTGTCAGCTGCGACAAGCGTACACATCGGACCTTATCAACTCCTGGCTGATGGTCTCGGTGCAGATCAACCACTCGATGTCAATGTCGGAACAGCCACGAGCATCGATGTCCAGGTCACCGATGCGAATAACACAGGCATCGACATCACTGGCGCGACGGTCACAGCGAAGGTTTACAACGCCGGTGGAACACTTGTCGCTACATACAACGGAACGGCCACTTATGCGGACAATGGCAGACTGTCATTCGGTCTTACGACTACGGTCACGAACACGTCTGGCACGTACACTGTAACTGTGACCAGGACAACCGGCGCAACAGATACGCAGGTGTTCGGTCCTCTAAAACTCTATGTGAGGCCAGTATGAGTGTGAACATCATCAACATCACCGAAGACCCGGAACAGGTTGTGCAGCTCGCAGCCTGGACTGGTGACTGGCACACGTATGTGGTGCGTCTGGTCGATTCAAACGGTACACCGATTGACATCACGACAGGCACTCTCGGAGCAACTTTCACGAACGCCGCCACAGGCATCGCGTACAACTTCGGCGCAGGAAGTGTCACACTTACGAAGTCGATGGCCACACAGGGCATTGTGACGGTTCTGAACCCGGCTGCATATCCAACAGCAGCTGTCGTGCGTCTGACAATCTCGCTCACGGTTTCGACTACCGTGCGACGCTTCGGGCCACTGCTCATCGAGGTTCTGGCTCCGTGACCGTTAAGGTTGACCTCTCCGGGTTTGACGATGCGGAGCAACGTTTTCGCATGCTGGCAGTATTTCTCCAGAATGCGGTGAGTGCTTCGTACACTGGCATGATCGCACTGATGACTGGACCAAAGTCAGGACGACGCTACAGGATCCCCGGAACACAAACGACGTATCGAGCATCCGCGCCAGGTGAAGCACCAGCTGCGCCAACTGGTAATCTTCGGACATCGATCACCA